GGACTGGCAGAAAATTTATCAATCATTTAAGAACGCAGACTTCCAAAGCTACGACTTTGACAATTTACGTCGTACAATGATTGACTATATCCGTACTAATTTTCCTGAAGATTTTAACGATTATATTGAATCTAGCGAATACCTTGCCCTAATTGATCTTATAGCCTACGTGGGCCAAAGCATAGCTTTCCGTGTTGATTTAAATGCTCGTGAAAACTTTTTAGAGCTTGCTAGCCGTCGTGACAGCGTGTTACGTTTAGCACGTATGATTGGTTATAACGCAAAGCGTAATACTGCGGCAACTGGTTTATTAAAATTTAATGTTATTTCTACTACAGAATCTGTTTTAGACAGCAACGGTAGAAATTTATCAGGACAATATATTACTTGGAACGACAGCAGTAATCCTAATTGGTATGACCAATTTATCAGTGTGTTAAATGCCGCAATGCCACAAACACAACAGTATGGAAATCCAGCAGATAAAGCAACTATATATGGAGTACCTACTGCTCAGTATAGATTTAACGCAACTAATTCAGATGTTCCAGTTTATAGTTTTACCAAACCAGTTGCTGGCCGTAATATGAATTTTGAAGTAACTAGTACTACCTTTAAAAATCAAACATACATCTACGAAGAACCTCCAAAAATCGCCAACAGTATAGCTTGTGTTTACAAAGATGACGGCTATGGAGCAGGTAGCGCAGGCACTGGATTCTTTTTTAATTTTACACAAGGTTCACTAGGAGTAGGTAACTTTACAGTTACCCAGCCTAGTAGCAATCAACAAATTGATATTGCTACACAAAATATAAATGATACAGATCTTTGGTTATACCAATTAGATTCAAACGGAATCGAATCGACATTATGGACACAAGTGCCATCAACACTAGGTAATAATATTATCTATAATAGTTTAAACAGTAAGATTAAAACAATTTATAGTGTAGTTACTAGAGCAACTGATGCTATTAGTTTACAATTCAGTGATGGCACGTTTGGTGATTTACCATTAGGTAATTTTAGAACTTATTATAGAGTTAGTAACAATCTAACCTATACAGTTGCGCCAACAGATATTAGAAATGTTTCTATAGATATTCCATACACTAGTGCTACAGGCACAAGTGAAATTTTAAGTATTAGTTTATCTTTACAAACTACAGTATCAAATTCTGCTACAAGTGAAACAAACGCAAGTGTTAAAACAAACGCTCCTCAAACATACTATACACAAAATCGTATGATTACCGGAGAAGACTATAATATTAGTCCGTTAAGTTCTAGTACAGACGTTGCTAAAGTTAAAGCTCTTAATAGAACAAGTAGTGGTATTAGTCGTTATTTTGACCTAGTGGATCCTACTGGAAAATATTCTAGTACTAATTTATTTGCCGACGATGGTGTTATCTACAGAGAGCCTTTTATAGCTAGTTCTACTTTTAGTTACATAACTCAAACTGACATTCAAGGTGTAATTTTAGGACAAATTTATGATATATTAAATGATCCTAATTTAAGAAATTTCTTTTATCAACAATATGTAATTTCTTTATCTAACAGTAATATTGCATGGAATCAAGTAACTTCTAGTACTACAAATTCAACAGGCTATATTGATACAACTACTAACTCTAGTCCATTACAAGTTGGTAGTTACACTAATACATCATTACAATATTTGACTCCTGGTTCTTTAATTCAATTTACCGTACCAAATCCAGGAACACAATATTTTGATACAACTAACAACAACATATTATCTACTAGCAATATAAATCAAGCTGGCGCAAGCTCGTATATATGGGCTGAAGTAGTTTCAGTATCGGGTGATGGCAGAGGACTATTAGTTAGTAGTTCATATACAGGTGTCTTGTCTAGTGGCTATGGCGCTATAATGTTAAACAAGTCAATTCCAGAGGGCGCAATTATAAGTCAAATTATTCCTAGTTTTACTCGTACGTTTAGTAGTACCGTAATAACAACAATAATTGATTTAGTATTTGCTAATAAACCATTTGGATTAAGTTACAACGGATCTACACAAAGCTGGCAAATTATATTTGAAACAAACTTAAACACAACTGATTCATTTAGTTTAGGTAATCAAGGCGACCTTACCAACGCTAACAAGGATTCTAGTTGGATATTATTGTTTACTACTAATAACGAATATTACACAGTAACTACAAGAGAATTACGTTATGTGTTTGAAAGTGATGCTCAAGTTACATTCTATTTTGATACAAATACAAAGATCTATGATGTAGTTAATACGGCTATTGTTAAAGACAACATAAAAATATTAAGCATAAACACACAACCAGGCTCTACTAGCCCATTTACATTAAACTATAACTGGGATGTTGTCAGTGAATATAACGGACAAGATGGCTATATTGATCCTAGTAAAATTGTTGTTAGTTTTGCTGACAGTACTAACAGTGGTATTGTAGATAATCCTCAACTGTTTTTAGATATTGTTTCGCCTGACAGTGCTACAACATTTGTTGTTCAAGAAAAATATCTAATTAGTCAGGGTGAAGAAGACTATCGTTATGTAAGCAATGATTCTGCTAAAGGCCCTGTAATAATATTACCAACTAAGCCAGGTAGTGGAGTTAATGGTCAGTATTATTATTTTGTAGATGCTAATTATGTGTCTCAATATGTAAATGGTGAAGGATTTGTTCCAACACTAGACTATAAAGTTTATGTAGGTCGCGACAATTTAAAATTCCAATATACTCATAGTGCCGATTATGACAGTAGAATTGATCCAAGCGCAAGTAACATTATGGATGTTTTTGTTCTAACAAAAACATACGATACTGCTTTTAGACAATGGGTTATTGGAGCAACTTCAGTAGAACCGTTACCCCCAAGCAGTAATCAATTGAACACTCAATTAAGTCCTAACTTGAATTTAATTAAATCAATCAGCGACGAGATTGTGTATCATCCTGTAAGTTATAAATTATTATTTGGCGCACAAGCCGATTTAAGTCTTCAAGCTACATTTAATGTAGTTCGAAATCCAAGTAGTACTGCTAGTAATTCAAATATTATAGCACGTATTTTAACAGCTATTAATGCATTCTTTAATTTAGATAATTGGGACTTTGGCGATACATTTTATTTTACAGAATTATCGACTTACATATTAACACAATTAAATCCAGATATTACTAGTTTTGTTATTGTTCCAAAACAAGCAGGACAGTACTTTGGTAGCTTATTTGAAATACAATGTCCTAGCAATCAGATTTTTATAAGCTGTGCCCAAGCTAGTGATATTGTTATTGTATCAGGCTTAACCAGTGCCAATCTTAAAACAATAACCGGCGAAGCATTAACAACCGTTATTAACACACAAAATATAACCAGCGCAACAAACGGAGCATCTAATGGCTAATAATACGCCTTTTGGAAACAACAACCTTACATCTAATTTATTACCAGCATTTTATCAAAGTAAAAGTAATAAAAAGTTTTTACAAGCAACGCTTGATCAATTATATCAACCAGGCTCAGTAAAAAAGATTAATGGGTTCATCGGAAGAAAAAATGCCAAAGCCGCGACTGGTTCAGACATTTATGTAACAGCCGCTGAAACAAGCAGACAAAATTATCAACTAGAACCTAGTGTAGTAATTCAAGATAGTTTAAACAATGTAACTTTTTATAAAGACTACATTGACTATATCAATCAACTAGGAGTGTTTGGCGGCAATACTGCGAACCATTCTAGATTAAACTCCGAAGAATTTTATAGTTGGGATCCACATATTGACTGGGACAAAGTAGTTAATTTTCAAAACTACTATTGGCTACCATACGGTCCTGAGCCAGTTACAGTATATGGACAGCAACAAAAAGTAACCAGTACCTATACTGTAGACTTAGTTGCGGTTGGAGAAGATTCACAATATGTGTTTACTCCTAATGGATTTACTCCTAATCCTGTACTAAAATTATATCGCGGACAAACTTATACATTTGAAATTAATAGCCCAGGTAATGCGTTTAGTTTTAAATTATCTAGAACTACTGGTAAAGTAGACAGATATTTAAATGCTGGTATAGACAATTACGGAGTACAACAAGGCACAATTACATGGACTGTTGCTGATGATGCTCCTACTATGATTTACTATCAAAGTGAAAATGATATTAATCTTGGTGGCGTAATTGAAATATTCGACATTGACCAGAATACATATATTGATATAGAAGCAGACGTATTAGGTAAAAAGACATATAAATTAACTGACGGAACTCCATTAAGTAACGGAATGAAAGTTAAGTTTGGTGGAAATGTTACCCCAACAAAATATGCCACCGGTAGTTATTATGTAGAAGGTGTCGGTACTGCTATTAAATTAGTATCTCAATCAATTTTAGAAATTGTAAGTCCTTATACATTATCTCAAACAGTCGAGTTTGATAATACACCTTTTGACCAGGAGCCGTTTAGTGATGCTACAGGCTATGCTGCAGTTGCTGATTATATTGTTATTAATCGTGCTAGCCGAGATCACAATCCTTGGAGTAGATATAACCGTTGGTTCCATCAAGATGTAATTATAGCCAGCGCAAAATTAAATGGCGATGTTCCTAATTTAAATCAATTAGCAAGAGCAACTCGACCTATTATTGAATTTGAAGCAGATTTAAAATTGTTTAATTTTGGAACTACTGCTATCGCAGATATTGACTTAATTGACAATTTTACAACAGACGTATTTTCTACAATAGAAGGTTCTTCAGGCTATAACATTGATGGTATTCCGTTAACAGCCAATCAAACAATTTTGTTTACAGCAGATACAGATCCGCTTGTAGCAAACAAAATTTATCGAGTAGAATTTGTTGATGTTAAACATCTTAGCAATGGCAGTAAACAACTACATCTTGTTGAAATAGCTTCTCCTGAATTAAATCAAACAGTTTTAGTTAATCAAGGCATTACTAATCAAAGTTTTATGTACTGGTTTAATGGTACAACTTGGATTAAGAGCCAACAAAAAACTAACACTAATCAACCTCCTTTATTTGATGTTGTTGACGACAATGGTGTTAGTTATGGCGATACTAGCGTTTACCCTGGTTCAACTTTTTTAGGAACTAAAGTCTTTTCTTACAAAGTTGGTTCGGGGCTAGCTGATACAACTTTAGGATTTGCTTTAAGTTATAAAAATGTCAGCAATATAGGCGATATTGTTTTTAACTTTAACCTTGCTACAGATAATTTTCAATATAAACAAGGCACCGCATTAATAACAAAGAATGTTAATGTAGGCTATATTGTTGGTCAAGATTATGCTGGTAATACTGTTTATGAAAATGGCTGGCAAACTTCAGTAGTTAATAATACACAAGCGGCCATTCGAATTTATGAAAATTCTAATAAAACAAATAATTTTAATTTAGATATTTTTGATGATATTTCAAATTTAAATGATTTAGTAGTTAGAGTTTATATTAATGGAAAACGATTAGACGCAAGCCTATGGTCAATCGTTGATGGTCAACAGTATAAGCGTATTGTTTTAACAACACCGATAGCATTAACTGACGTATTAACTATTAAGGCATTTGCTTCTCAGCCTATTAACAAAAATGGTTATTATGAAATTCCTATCAACTTACAAAATAACCCATTAAACAATACTATGGGAGATTTTACGTTAGGTGAAGTTTCAGATCATGTTAATAGCATTGTAGATAATTTAGAAACATTATTCGTTGGCGCATTTCCAGGAACTAGCAACTTAAGAGATCTCGGTAATACTGCGGCGTATGGTACTAAGTTTGTTCAACATAGCGGCCCAATGAGTTTGTCAATGTATCATATTACTAGTGAATCTAATAATATTGTACGAGCCATTGAACAAAGCAGAGACGATTATAATCATTTTAAACGAATTTTTATCACCACAGCTGAAAATTTAGGTGTTGATGGCGACCCAGTTAAACTAGTCGATGTTATTTTAGAAAGAATTAATTCTAATAAACCTAATACGGCTCCATATTATTTTAGTGATATGATTCCTTATGGAGCAAGTTTACGCACAGATATAAAAATTGTTGACTACAGAATTAAAACATATCCGTTAACTGCGGTATTTACTTTAGACACATTGTCTAATAAAGCAGTTGGTGTGTACTTAAATGATGTTCAATTGACATACGGAAAAGATTATACATTTAATAATCAAGGATTTGTTGTAATAGATAATTCTTTATCTATGAACAATGGTGATACACTTACTACTTTAGAGTATGAAAGTACAGATGGTTGTTTTGTACCAGAAACACCGACAAAGTTAGGAATTTATCCAAAGTTTGAACCTAAAATTTATTTAGATACTACATTAATTGCTCCGCAACTAATGATTCAAGGACACGATGGAAGTCAAGTATTGGCGTATGGCGATTACAGAGATGGATTAATTTTAGAATTAGAAAAGCGTATTTTTAATAATATTAAAGTTGAATATGATCCTAGTGTTTACGATATTAATAGTGTTATTCCAAACTATAATAAAACAAACGTTTATACTAGAGAAGAATTTAATAAAGTTCTAGCACCTAATTTTTATCGTTGGGCTAAAGACGTAGGTGTTAATTTTAGTAAGCCTTTAAGTTACGACATTAGTAATAGTTTTACTTACAACTATAGAAACAATAGTGCCCCAGACGGAACAAGTTTGCCAGGATATTGGAGAGGCGTATATCGTTGGTTATTAAACACTGACCGTCCAAATATTTGTCCTTGGGAAATGCTAGGTCTTAGTATAGAGCCTAGTTGGTGGACACAAGTCTATGGACCAGCTCCTTATACTAGCGACAATCGTGTAATGTGGCAGGATATCGCAGACGGTATGTTAAGAGAACCAGGTAAGCCTCCGGTGTATCTTGCCGATTATGTTAAACCATTTTTAATTAATCATATTCCAGTAGACGAATCTGGAAATCTTGTGAGCCCATTATTTTCATCATTAGCATTGGGACAAGTAACACCTAGCATTGATTTTGAATTTGTCTTTGGAGATGTTGCTCCAGTCGAATCTAGCTGGAGACGTAGTAGTCATTATCCATTTAGTGTGTTAATAACTAGTATGTTGTTAACACCGGCTAAAACATTTGGCGTATTATTAGATAGAAGTCGAATTGTAAGAAATAAAGCCGGACAATTAATTTATAAAGATACCGGATTAAGAATTAGACCACAAGATGTTATATTGCCTAGTGTTTATTCAAGTACAACTCGAGTACAAACTGCTGGTATTATTAACTATGTTGTTAATCTTATTTTAAATTATATCTTTAGCAATAATCTAAAATCTTACGAAGGTTATGCTAACGATTTAACATCGATGAATGTTCGATTAGCATATAGAGTAGGATCATTTACAAATCAAGATCAGTTTAATTTATTACTAGAAAGTAAAACTCCTAGTAGTTCGGGAAGTGTTTTTATTCCAAAGGAAGATTATTCTGTATTTTTAAATAGTTCCAGTCCAACTAAGAAATTATCTTATAGCGGTGTTATTATTACTCGATTACAGGATGGTTTCCAAGTAAGCGGTTATAGTTTAACACAACCTTTCTTTAACTATTACAATTATAGTCAACCTGGACCAAATATTAACGTTGGCGGAATTTCAGAAAACTTTTCAAACTGGACAGCAAATGAACAATATGCGGCCGGAAGTATTATAAAATATAATAACGGTTATTATAAAGCATTGACTTTGACAACTACTGGTGCTTCATTTGACAGCACACAATTTGTTGCCATGCCATTCCTTCCAGTTAACGGCGGAGTAACTGCTAATTTTAGAAAGTCTTGGGATAAGACAGAAATATTAACAGCACCATACGGTTTAACATTTAAGAAAGTTCAAGATGTAGTTGACTTTTTATTAGGCTACGGTGAATATTTAAAAGATCAAGGTTTTATTTTTAATCAGTACAATACAAACTTGGGTGTTGTTAGCAACTGGGAAACTAGTGCTAAAGAATTTATGTTCTGGACTACACAAAACTGGAGTTCTGGAAAAGATAAATGGAGCGATTGGACTCCTAACATTGTAGTGCCATACGGTACCATTGTTAGATTCAATGGAGAATATTATAGTGCCACTAGAAATGTTCCAGCATCAGACGCATTTGATTATAACGACTTTAATAAATTAGATGGACTAAGTGTAGATGGTGCTAGCGTAATTAGTTTAAGTCCAGCAGCCGGCAATATTGAATTTATAACACCTTTAAATGTTGTTGATGATATTAATAATTCATTTAACAAATATGAAATATTTAAAGTAAACGGCACAGCTATAAACACAGCGGATTTAGATAGTTATAGAAAAAATAATACTGTTTCATATAATCCAAAAAATTCTGATGGAATTTATGGAGCAAGTTTTTATCTAGTTCAACATGAACACGTAGTAATACTTAATAACACTACAATATTCAATGATACAATTTATAATCCAGAAAGCGGCTATAGACAAGAACGTATTAAAGTATCAGGATATATCACCACCGGATGGTATGGCGGATTAGATATTCCAGGATTTATATTTGATGCGGCAAAAATACAAAACTGGCAACAATGGCAAGATTACAATCTTGGAGATATCATAAACTATCAAGGATATTATTATAGTGCCAACGAGTTCTTGCCAGGTACTGCGGTGTTTGATATTTCGAAATGGACAGAATTAGCTCACAAACCTTCTAGTCAAATATTGCCTAACTGGACAAATATTGCCACACAGTTCCAAGATTTTTATAGTTTAGATGTAGATAGTTTTGATAGTGCCCAGCAAGCAATGGGACAGCATTTAATTGGCTATCAAAAACGTCAATACCTGGATAACATTATTCAAGACGATGTTAGTGAGTTTAAATTCTATCAAGGAATGATTCGTGAAAAAGGAACACAAAATGTCCTTAACAAATTATTCAATGTACTAAGCAGTGAGAATAAAGAAAGTTTAGTATTTTATGAAGAGTGGGCAGTTCGTGTGGGACAATACGGAGCCGCTAATAGTTTCCAACAAGTAGAATTTGTTCTTAACGAAGGCACTATAAGAAATAATCCGCAAGGATATGTATTAACTGATAAAATTGATAAAAATTTAAATCCGTTTATTATACAAATTTTACCTAGCGATGTTTATTTGCCTAGTAATGGTTACGAATCTAACTTATGGCCAGTGCTTTCAAATTATAAACCTTTACTAGCTAGCGCAGGTTATGTAAATTCAAAAGATGTTAATTTAAGTATAGGTCAGTTGTCAGAAATACTATCGTATGATCCTACAAAATATGTTGATGGAAATTATGTATGGTGTGCTTTTGCTCCTCCGCCTTACTATTGGAATGTGTATAGATACACATTAAAATATGCTACAGGAGTTATAAGCTCTGTAACATCTAACACCTCTGTTACACCTAATACTGTTACAATCACCGTACCCACTACAGTGACTTTTGCCGCTGGCGATTATATTGGTATTACAGGAACAACAAAAATAAATGGATTTTATGCTATTACAGCAGTTACAACAAATACATTTACTATCACTCTTGCTCCTAAACAAGTACTTGCTCCGTTTAATGATTTGTCTACAATAGAAGTATTCTATTTTGTATCTCAACGCTCGTTAGATTCGTCTATTGACCAATTAGAGTCGTTACTACCAACAACTCCAGTTGCTGGACAATTAGTATGGACGGACTATATATCTTCAACTAGTACTAATTGGGCAAGTTGGATTTATAATCCTGTGTACAGTACTACAACTATCAACGATCAAATAGCAAGTAATGGACATAACTTTGGCAGAGCAATCGCTATGACCAAAACTGGGGATACTGCGGCAATAACTTCATCCGATGGACAAACAGCCATTTATTTAAAATCTGGTGTACTAACAAATTGGACTAGAAATCAATTAATTCAAACACCATTTATTTCAGCAAACTATACTACATCAGGTGTACAAGGTACTATAGAATCTTTTAATACAGCCGGCCTAGGTTTAAGTATATCATTGATATCAGGCGGCACAGGATATAGACCAACTAACGGTACTCAACTTTATTCAAATGTTCCATTGACTGGCGGCACTGGGTCAGGTGCCATAGCAAACGTAACTGTATCTAACGGAGTAGTAACTAATGTTCAACTAATAAGATACAACACACAATATGTGTCTGGCCAAGTATTAACAATAGATCAAAAATATTTAGGCGGAACTTCAAACACACCAGTTGAAATACAAGTATCTAATAATTGCGGTTCAGGTTATACTCCAGCAGTTGGTACAGTCGTGTATGCCAATGTTCCGTTAATTTATACAGGATCTGGAACAGGTGATGGAACTGCTGTAGCTACAGTGACTGTGACTAACGGTTTAGTGTCAAACATTATATTAAATTATGGTGGTTTAAATTATCAAGTAAATGATCAATTAACAGTCGACTCATCACACATAGGCGGAACTGGAACAGGATTCACCATACGTGTCGGTTCAGTTAATAAAAATACTAGAGCTTCTGCTGCAACAACTGTGGCAATTAGTAATGACAAACAATGGTTAGCTATTGGTAGTCCTAATTCTGGATATGTAGCAACTAATTATAAAGGTATATATACCGTTCCTAATTCTACAGACTATCTAGCAAAATCTATTGTTACTGATGGTGTAAATTATTATCAAGTAACAAGTAATATGTCACATCAATACAGTGGTGTTACAGGTATTACACAAAATCAAGCTCAAGGCGCAAGATTTAACGTTGTAGTAATTGGATCAACTTATACAGTAAATGTAGTTTCAGGCGGCGCAGGTTATAAAGTAGGAAACAAAATTACTATTTTAGGATCTCAAGTTGGCGGAATTGACACAGTTAACGACATAACAATAACAGTAACGTCGATTAATGGCTCTACAACTACATTATCTCCAGGTGCTATTACTGGAGTTACTGCAAATAGTGTAGGTACACCTCCTCAAACATATACAAGTCTAGGCGGCAGTGTAATATTAGGTACGGGCGCAACATTTACAGTTAAACCTGTTTTAACAGGATACGTTGTCACAGTTTCTGCTACAGGTAATGGATATTTGGCAGGAGATCAAATATTAATTAAAGGTAGTAGCGTTGGTGGTACTGATATTATTAACGATTTATTAATAACATTGCCGACACCTATTTCTGGTTTTGTTAATAGTTATCAAATAGTTAATCCTTACGGAGTATCTGCTTGGAATCAAATATCATATGTTCCTGTAGATACTACTAGTCCTAGCAATAATAGTTCATATACTAATCAAGGTGTTGTTAGTTTATATAAAAGATCTTTTGGAAATAGTTATTCATTAGTTGATTCTATTGTTAGTCCTTCAATAGGATTAGAGCCTACTTACGTTACTGGAGAACAGTTTGGCGCAACATTGGCATTTAATACAAACGAATTATACATTGGTGCCACAGGTTACAATAACAATGCTGGCCGTGTTTACAAATTAATTTATACTTCAAATGTCAAAGTAAGTTCCGCCTATAACCCAATTGGCAGTAGCTATGCTACACTTGTAGTAACTAGTACAACAGGAATTACAGTTGGACTAGTAGTACAGGGTGTGGGATTTACAAGCGGACAAACAGTTACCGCAGTTATTAATAGTACTACTCTTGAATTATCAGGAAGTCCTGATAGCACTCCAGCTGGTATATTAAATTTCGTTACGACCAATTGGCAATATTCAACAAATTACACTGGATTCACAGGCGACAATTTTGGTAGTTCAATAAATGTTAGCAATGATGGATTAACATTAGCTATTGGAGCTACCGGCGGCAGTCGTGGATATGTTAGAGTATACAAAAATTCTGGATCAGGATTTACTCTAAGTCAGACAATTTCTGGATCGACAACTACTTTTGCTACCGGTATTAGTATTTCGGATAATGGCACATATCTTGCCATTAGTGATAATACCGCATCTACAACTGGCGTAGTCGCAATTTATTCTTTACTAGCAACTGGTCAGTACGACTTAGGAACTCCAACTTTTGTACATCCACGTTCTACAATATCAAGTCATTTTGGAACTAAAATTTCCTTTATGAATGATTACAATACATTAGTTGTATATACATCTGTAAATTCTTCAGGACGAATTGACATTTACGATCGTTATGACACACAATGGGTTTACAGTGAGACTATTCCAATGACTGGAAATTCTAGTGATGCGCTTGGCGCTGGTTTTTCTGTTGGAGTGAACCAAATTTTTGTAGGAGCTCCTAATGCTACTGAAAACAATTTTACAAATTCTGGAGTGATTTATAATTATTATAAATTACCAAATACTTACACTTGGACAATTCATACTAGTCAAACACCTGTTGCCGATATTACAAAAATTAAAAAAGCATTCTTGTATGATAAGACAAACGGAAGTTTATTAAAATATTTAGATGTAGTTGATCCATTACAAGGTAAAATTCCAGGACCGGCAGAAGAAGAAATAAGATACAAAACTTTTTATGATCCTGCGGTATATAGCATTGGTACTAGTGATGTTGTAGTTAATACTGCTAGTATCTGGTCTAATAAACAAGTTGGACAGTTATGGTGGGATTTAAGAACAGCTAAATTTATTAATAGCTATGACCAAGATATTGTTTATAGAAATTCAACTTGGAATCAATTAGCTACTGGCGCTACTATAGATATTTACGAATGGGTCAGTTCTAATCTTAAACCAAGTCAATGGGACGCTCAAGCAGATACAAATGCTGGACTAGCTGATGGAATTAGCGGCAAAAGTCTTTATAGTGATAAGGCTTATAGTGTCACACAATCTTACGATAAGATTAGTAAAACATTTAAAAATACCTATTACTTCTGGGTTAAAAATAAAGCAGTTACTCCTTATATAAACGGACGTCACATGTCTGCTATGGATGTAGCAAACTTAATATCAAATCCAAGAGGACAAGATTACACCTATTTAGGTATTACTGGATTAAACACATTTAGTTTGACTAATGTTAAGGGATATACTTCCTCATCTAACGTAGTGTTATCTGTAGAATTCTGGACTATCGATAAAACAGATCAAAATATACATACACAGTACAAGATGATCAGCAACGATCCAAACATTGATTTACCTAAGACAATTGAACAAAAATGGTTTGATAGTTTATGCGGTATAGACAGTTTTGGAAAAGTAGTACCTGACCCAAGATTGCCGTTTAAGATTCGTTATGGAATTGAAAATCGTCCAAGACAAAGTATGGTTATTAATCGATTTGAAGCATTAAAACAATTAATTGAATATGCTAATCAAGTAATGATTACTAATCAAGTTGCCGAGCTTAATATTAGTGCCTTGGAAAGTTACGATAAAGAACCAACAGTAGTTACTGGGCTATATGATGCTATATTGGATACAGATGCCGAATTACCATATGCTAGCGTGGCAAGTTTTGCTGTTCCTAATCTAGTTCCTATTATTATTAACAACGGACAAATTACTGGAATTATTATAAATTCAGCAGGTAAGGGATATGTTTCTGTCGTAAATGGAATTGCTACTTCCCCTTATATAGAAATTGTTGGCTCTGGCCAAGGCGCCGTAGTTAGAGCAACAATAAACGCATTGGGTCAAGTAACAGGCGCAACTGTTATTTCTTCCGGTGTTGGCTACGATAGTAATACTCGTTGTGTAATTAGAAACTACGCGGTGTTAGTACATAGCGATAGTCAAGCAAACAATCAATGGAGTATCTATACTTACGATCCTGTTTACAAACAATGGTCTAGAACATTAACACAAAGTTATGATGTGAGAAATTACTGGTCTTATTCAGATTGGTATGCTTCTGGTTATAGTCAGTATTCATTAGAAGATTATGCTGTTGATACATTTGTTGAATTAAATTCATTAACTATTCAAGTTGGACAAGTTGTTAGAATTAGAACATCAAATAACGGCGGCTGGTTATTATTAGAAAAATTTGCTAATGTAAACAGCGTTGACTGGACACAAAGTTATAATACAGTTGGTATACAAAATGGAACTATACAGTTTAGCAGTAAATTATATGATTTTGCTTTAACTGACGTAGGTTACGATTCGAGTATTTTTGACGGAGAAGGATTTGACGTTGTTGCCGCAACAGAATTAAGAATTATTTTAAACACTATTAAAAATAATATCTTTATTGACAATTTAAAACAAGAATATTTAAATTTATTCTTCAATACTGTTCATTATGTATTGAGCGAGCAAGTATATGTAGATTGGATTTTTAAAACTAGTTTTGTTAAAGCTCAACACAATGTTGGAATGCTAGATCAACCTGTAAATTACCCCGTTGACAACTTGTCAAATTTTGAAGATTATGTTTCGGAAGTAAAACCTTACAGAACAAAAGTTAGAGAATATGTAAGCAATTACGAAAGTTTAGATACTGCTCAATTACCTATTACTGACTTTGATTTAATGCCAATTTATGAAAATGATAAAGTTGGATTAATTGATGTAACTGTACAAAACGGAAAACTAGTAGCAGGTGATAGTGCTATACAAACATATCCTTGGAAATTCTGGTTAGATAATGTAGGGTTTGTTGTAACTGAGTTAATATTAATTGATGGCGGATCAGGATATAATATTCCTCCTCATGTAGTGTTTAACAGTACTAGCGGATCGGGTGCCACTGGTAGAGCATTTATTAAAAACGGTGTTGTAACTCGAGTGGTATTGTTAACTCCTGGTAGTGGATACTTGTCAGTTCCAGAAATTGTCTTAGATGGCGGATTATCAACTGTTGGCGTACAAGCAAGAGCTATCGCAATAATTGGAGAAAGTGTTGTTCGTTCAACTACTATTGGTATTAAGTTTGATAGAGTAAGCCATACAAACTATATAACACAATTGCAGCAAACACAAACATTTGCCGGTGATGGAAGCCAGTTAAAATTTGCGTTGACTTGGGCGCCAGATATTAGAATTGGACAAAGTTCAATTACAGTTAATGGTATTCCGGTATTAAGAGAATTGTACACATTAAGTACAGTAGTTTCAACTAAGAACGGATACACTCAATATTCTGGATTAATTACATTTGCTGTAGGAAATGCTCCAGCTAAAGGATCTACTTTATCGGTTACATATCTAATTAACACAGCTATGCTTAATGCCGCGGATCGTATTGAGTTTTATTACGAACCAGGTTCTGGAATGTTAGGTAAAGATCTAGCACAGGTTATGACTGGTATCGATTACGGCGGAACTATTGTTGACGGACTTGGGTTCAATGTAAAAACAGGATGGGGATCTAGTCCTTACTATAAGGACAAGTGGGACAATTATGACAGTAGTTTTGACGACTATTATGTAACAGTTGCCGCTAACACACATAGTTTTACATTGCCATATGTGCCCGCCGCAAATACAGAATTAAACATTTATCAAATTAAAAACAATGTAGATAGTTATGATAACAGAACTGGAACTTATAATAATCAATTAGAATTTAGTTATAACATTAATGATAGCAGTCCTGTGGCAACAACTATTACACACATTAATACTGCCGGACATTCTACTACATACAATCCTAACGGAAGCTATGAAACAACTTTAGTTGTGGCAAGTGCCGCTGGCATATTGCCAGGCATGGGAATTATTGGTGTAGGATTTAGTTCTAACGTAGCCGTATTAACAACTACTGGCGCAAGCGGAAATGGTACTACTGTTACATTGACATTCGATACTGTTTCAGCTCCACCTTACAGCGTAGGTCAAACAATTATTGTTAATAATGTATTGCCGGTAGCTTACAATGGAACTTATACAGTTACCGCTTGTACTACTACAAGTGTAAGTTACGCAAGTACCGCAACTGGCACTAAGACTCAAGCTGGTACTATCATTGGTAGTGCTATACATAAAGTTGTTAGCGTGAATCAAGATACTAATACTGTTACATTGAACAGAGCACCTGATAGTATTCCTAGCGGAACACTAATCTTTACATTTAACTTTGCTGGTAGTACACAGCTTACAGTCTCAGATACAACATATATTAATGTTGGAGATGTTGTAGCTTGCGCTACAGTTAAATCATTAATTTATAATTCAACAGTTACAGGTATCGTTGACAGTCAAACAGTCGCTTTGAATTCAATTTTATATTCAGATATTAATCCAAATATTGAATTAACATTTACTAAAACATTATCTCAACCAACTGATATAACAATTAATGCTAACGGAACTGCTGTGCTTAATAGTACAACGTATCCTACAGGGTTGTCTAATTTATCAGTTCTTAATATTACTGGTAAAATTAGTCCTGTAAGATTAGATGATCCATATTATGGAACACAGCAACAGACAAATAAAAATGCTATAATGATATCTCCAATTGCTACCGGAACTCCAGACAGTCAAGTTGCGCCTGGATTATATCAATATACAATTACAATTCCTAGTGGATATACAGTATCTAACGGTGATGAGTTTATTATCAGACGTAGTACCAGCGATGGTTCTATATTACCAAATGCCAACGATTATGACACTTCTCTAGTAGGCGGTGATTTGGCATATAGTACAGCTACCGGCTTGGCAGCAGATGATATTATAGTTGACGGTGACGGAATGGTTACTCCAACTACAAGCCCTGCTCCAGAAGAAGTTGTTCCAGGACAAGTAGTTGATGCTGTGGCTATTAAAGTTTATGATAGATCTAATTCGGGTGCCGCAAATATTGTGACAGACAATTTTATTGCCAACGGAACAACTTCTACATATACTTTAACACAACAACCTAACAGTCCAAAAGCATTGATTGTTAAAGTTGGTAATACTATAAAAACTTATCAAACAGATTATACAGTCGATTATAAAAATAAAAAAATTACATTATTATCGACACCTCCAGCTAAAACTACTGTAACAGTCTTTAATATAGGATTTGCTGGTTCTAATATTCTTGACCTTGATTATTTTGTCGGAGACGGAACTACTACAGAATTTGTAACTAAAGCGCCTTGGCTCAAAGATATAACAGCAGTTGTTTATATTGACGGAGTTGTTGCTAATCCTCAGTTGTTTAAAACAGACGCAACTTATGATTTTGCTAATGCTGTTGGATTTAAATTTATTAATCCTCCAACAGTTGGTAGTTTAATTAATTTTGTTATTGTCAGCGGAGCACAACAAACATTTGTAGTAACAAATAAAGAAATTATAGCAACTAATGGTGTAAGTTTAACTTATCCATTAGCATATCCTGTCGGAACAAGTTTACCATACGAGTCTAGTATGATAGTTCGTGTAGACCAAACTATTTTGTCAGGCCCTAATGATAACTATTTTACAATTGAAAATAATCAACTAAACTATAATATTGATCCAGCAAAGATTATTCCATACTCAGCAACCATTCAAAATATTAATGTGATAGCTAACGGTATAAAATTAAATCTAGGATCGGACTATACTGTAGATTTGTCTGGAATTACTATTACATTGACAAAAAATGCTTACACACTTTATTCAGGAACTACGTTATTAGTAAGTATTACAACGGATGAAAGTTATTTTTACAATCCAGAATCACAAACAATTACATTTACACAAGCCTATGACCATACTCATGTTGTAGAAGTAATAAGTTCTTATAATCATTCTGTATTAGATATTCAAAGATCTAGCGTTAATGTTACATCTAATGTCTCATTAACTCCAAATACTGCTGATTACTATTATTACAAAAATCTAGCATCTGGTTTAATTAAACTAGAAAGAACTGTATTGAGTGACAGTTATGTATGGATTACAAAGAATGGTAAACTATTAACACCTACAATTGATTACAAATTAAATGATGATAAGCAAAGTGTCCAGTTGGCAACATTGCCATTAGGATCTGATCAACTAACGTTTATTACATTTGGAAGTAACATATTATCTTCGGGAATTGCCTACATGCAATTTAAAGATATGTTGAATCGTGTAAGTTATAAGCGTTTAAGTTTAAGTAAGAGAACCACTCTTGCTAACGATTTACATTGGAATGATACTAGTATTACATTGGTAGATGCTAGTAACTTTGATGTGCCAAATCCTACAGCTAACAAACCAGGCGTAATTGAAATTCGCGGCGAGCGTATTGAATATTTTGCCATTAATGGCAACGTATTAAGTAGACTACGTCGTGGAACTTTAGGCACAGGTGTTTACACTTTACATAAAGCAGGTGCGTTTGTACAAGATATTGGCCCAACTGAAACTATTCCATATACTGAAACTACTATTACTGAACAAATTATTAGTGATGGAACAAGTACGGTGAATTTAAGTTTTGCTCCTGGACTATATCCTATCCATAATGCTAAAACTCATGCGATTGTAGCAGAAGTTCCGGGTGATATTGAAGTATTTGTCGGCGGATACAATGATGGATCTTCTTGGGCATCTGGTGTTAGTTATAATGTTGGTGACATTGTAAACATAGGTAGTTATACATATAGATGTACAACGGCACATACTGCCGGAGCAACATTTAGTGCTGATAGTAGTAATTGGACATTCTTTATTGGAAATATTCGATTAAAGAAACAACCATACAAAGTACACAATGTTAATGTTAATCCTTACAGTCCGGCAGGTGATGTTCAATTACCGGCAGATTTTACTGTAGACGGTGTTTCAAAATCCATAACATTAACTAATTTACTAAACAAAGGAACTCAAATTACTGTAATCAAACAAATCGGAACAGCATGGGACGGAAACAAGAACAATCCAGTTAATATTTTAAACGATAATAGCAAGATTTCTGAGTTCTTAAAAGTCAGTCCAGGTGTGTGGTATACAGATTACAAGAGTTAAACTAGCAGATAATGGCTTTGATAAATATAAGATAAAGAGAGATTGATATGCAGACTAAAGACGCGACAGGAATACATATTGAGGGTCATATTAAGATCCACGACCCGGTTTCTAAAGAAATTTACGTAAACAAACGTAATGCTATTCACTATGAAAATATTAGTATAGCACTAGCAGAAAGCATGGCTAATAGCGGACAAGGGTTCATTTATCAAATGGCATTCGGTAATGGCGGAACTAGTATTGATCCTACGGGAATTATTACATATTTGACTCCAAATACCAGCGGAACTAATGCTAGTTTGTACAACGAAACATACAGTAAAGTTGTAAACAATAATTCCAGTACTAACCTAGACCCTAGCAGAAATTTTATTGAAAGTCGCCACGTAACCGGTACAAACTATACAGACATTTTTGTAACTTGTTTGTTAGATTACGGCGAACCTAGTGGCCAGGGCGCATATGATACAGCAACTAGTACAGAAGCTACTTTTGTATTTGACGAATTAGGATTACAAAGTTATAATTCAGACGGATCTGCGTTATTATTGACTCATGTGATATTCCACCCAGTTTTAAAAAGTTTAAACCGTTTAATACAAATTGATTATACAGTTCGTATTCAAAGTTTAACTGGACTAGTAGGAGTATAAGATGACTTACCAAGTTACGTATACCGAATCAAACAATCCAGCTAAACCGGCTATTGTTGTTCAAGATCAAAGTCTTAACAATCAAACTAGTCTTACTTTTGTAGGACAAAACTATAATGGTTATGCTCCTATTGTTGCTAATGATTTTTTACATTTATTAGAAAATTTTGCGGCACCAACAGCTCCTAACAACCCAGTTCAAGGTCAATTATGGTATGACAATAGTGCCAGCAGCCTTAAAATATGGGACGGTACTACTTGGACATCAGCAGGTAATTTAAAAAAATCTGCCACAGCTCCTCAAGTTTCTAACAGTCTACAAGGCGATTTGTGGGTTGATACTGCTAACAGTCAGTTGTATTTGTTCTCGGGATCTAACTGGTTATTAGTCGGCCCACAATTTAGTCAAGGAACTTTAACAGGTCCTATAGTTGAAAATATTGTAGATACTAATAACGTAACGCATAGCGTTGTTACAAACTATGCCGCTAGTTCTGCTACAGGTACTAGTTATAGAATTACTATAATCAGTAAAGATACTTTTATTCCTAAATTAGCAATCCCTGGATTTACTACAATCAACGAAGGTGTTAATTTAAGTTCTGTAGATGCTAGTTCAGGATTAACAAGATTCTGGGGAACTGCTCAATCTGCTGACTCATTATTAGTTAATGGTAAAACAATTTTATCTTCGAACTTTCTTACAACAGAAGGTACAACAAACACAACAACCAGTTCGCTTAATATTAAATCAAACGCTGGTATAAATTTAGGTACTGCGTTAGGTTTCAATATTGGTGTTAATACTAGTACTACAATTTTTACAAGTATTACAAGTGGACACAACATTGCCTTTAATTTAAATAACGGCTCAGCGACTCAAACATTAGTTTATTTTCAAGCTAACGGAACAGTTGGTTTAGGATTTAATAATACTGCTCCAACATCTACATTAGATGTAATGGGAACATTAACTATTAAGCCTGACACAATTAATACTCCATCTGGCGGTCCTGGCAACCTAGTAATAACTGGCACAACTAATTCTACAACTACTACTACGGGTAGCATTGTTACATCAGGCGGACTAGGTGTTGCCTTAAACAGTAACTTTGGTAAAGATATTTCTGTGTATGCCACACAGCCTAATAATAGTGGCGGCGGCGTAATTTTAAATAATTTGTCAGCTGGCGCACCAGTTGCTGGCGCAGTTATGGTTCCAGGTTACAGTATTAGTTCTTCAGAAGCACAAAGTTTAAATATTCCTTATGTAACAGCAGGCGCAGGATTGTATGACATTGGAACTGCTACTAGACCTTTTAGAAATGTTTATGCTCAGAGCTTTGTTGGAACTTTCAATGGATCGTTTACTGGAAGTCTAGCAGGTAGTGTTAATGGTAGCGCGGCTAAGTTGGCAAGTCCGACTCAATTTAGTTTAAACGGCGACGTAGTCAGTAACACTATCAGCTTTAATGGACAAACTACTACAGGTTCTGTAGTATTTCAAACCCAAATTAATCAGAACTTTATTACCACTAATTCAAATAATACTCCAAGAACTAGCGCAACAGATAGTAACTACAACGACGCATTGCTTGTATATCAAACAGGTGCTGGCTTAGTACAAATGTCTAAACAAACATTGTTTAACCATGTGGCAACAGTACCAGTCGGATGTATTTTTCCTTTTGCTGGAACAATCGTTCCAACAGGATATTTACTATGCGACGGAAGTGAAGTACAGATTTCAAAATATACAATTTTGTATAATGTAATTGGTTATAATTATAAGGCAGCCATACTATTACAAGGGCAAGGAACATTTGCTCTACCTGACTTACGTGGACGTTTCCCGTTAGGTCGTGATAATATGAATAATAATTTAACTGTTCCTTACAAGGATGGTTCTGGAACAAAAATATCAGCAGGCGGCGGTGCCGCTAATCGTGTAAGTGATGTTACTGCTGATATTATTGGAACAGGAGCAGGTAATCAACAAATTTCAGTTGGAGTTACTAACTTACCAGATCACCAACACGATTTGAAGAGTTCGCAACCTCCTTATCCACAATATTATGCTGGCGGTATTCCTGGAGCGGCTTCTGATTCTGCCGCAACTCCTGGTTTAGGACTTCCTTCTTCTAGTACAGGTTATGGATTGCCTAATAGCGGTAGCGTTATTGCTCCTGCACATGGTGTGCCAATTAATATTATGAATCCGTATGAAACTATTAATTACATAATTTTCACTGGTATCCTATAATGACTTATTCAATTCTTTTAACCAACGGTACAGCATTAACTAGTATAACAGATGGATCTGTCGACAATACTACCGATTTAACCTTAATTGGAAAAAATTCTACAGGCTACGGCAATTATATTAACGAAAATTTTGTACACATATTAGAAAATTTTTCTAATAGTAGTCCTCCTAATAGTCCTATACAGGGTCAGTTATGGTTTGATACAAGTGTCAATAGATTAAAAGTATATAATGGAACTCAGTTTGTTGTTAGTGGCGGATCAATAGTATCTAGTACTATTCCTAGCAGTTTGTCAGCTGGTGACTTGTGGATTGATAATGTCCGTGAGCAATTATATTTCAATGATGGTATAGCTACATTGTTAGCAGGACCGGCATATACAGCGGCCCAAGGCGTATCTGGATTTACTATTGAAGACCACTTAGATACTAATCAAATTAGTCACACAGTTGTTTTGCTATGGTTGTCTCAACAATTATTAGGTGTGTTTACTAAAGAAGCATTTACATTCAACGAACCTCCCGCTGGCATTCCAGCTACAGTAGGTGTTGGATTTACCTGTAGCAGTATAACTAATTTTACATTTAATGTTCCAACCAGCTCTGCTTATAATTTAATTTCGGCAACAGGTGCGTTAAAAACAGCCGAAAGTTTTGTATCTACTAGCGATTCTAGTCAAAGTACCGGCACATTAAGTATTCAAAACAGCACACCTTTACTATTAGGTCCAGCGGCAGATACAGAGTTCGATGTAACTGGAAGCATATTTGAAATTAAATCAAATACAACCAATCAAAACTTTTTAATTCAATTAAAAAACGCCTCGGGTACACATCCTGCGTTGTATATTGATTCCGCTAATCAGTATGTAGGTCTTTATACTCAATCTCCAGCGGCCACCTTAGATGTAGCTGGCGATGTAATTGTTGAAGGCAATTTAACAGTCAAAGGTTCTACAGCTACTATTAGTTCTACAGTAATTACATTGGCAGATAAAAATGTTGAACTAAACAAAGTAACAAGCCCAACAGATACACTAGCTAACGGTGGCGGATTTACATTACATGGTACAACTGACAAAACATTTACATGGGTTAATGATAATACTGGTTGGAATAGTAGCGAAACTATTAATCTAGCTAGTGGTCAAACATTTAAAATAAACGGCCTTGATGTATTAACTGGTTCAAGTTTAGGAACAGGTATTACTAGTGCCAACGGAATAACCAGTCTTGGCAGATTAACAAGTCTTAATACAACTAATATTAATATTAATTCTAATACTATTAGTTACTACAATCCACTTCAGCCAAACGGTGATATTATCATTCAACCAAAGGGTATTGGAGTAGTTAATGTTAATTCGGCTAGAGTTATTAATGTAGCAACTCCTACTCAATCAACCGATGCTGCAAATAAAACATACGTTGATACAGCAGTTCAGACAGCTAGTGTGGCAATAACATTAACAGCAAACGGTTTATCTAACACTCAGTTAGCGGCAAATTATTTGTCTAAGATTTTTCCTAATACAGAACATCAGTCTGGTACATTATGTAGAGTGTTTGTAACTGACGATTCAACTGTGAGACAATTCCAGTTAACTGGAAGCCCGTTGGTCTGGACATACCAGTTCAACCTGTAAGGTAAATATTGAATATTAAAAGAGCAGAGCGAAAATGTCATACAACATAACAAATTTTGATGGAACACCCTATGCTGTAGTAGCAGACGGCACAATTAATACCACTTCAAGTCTTACTTTTATTGGTAAAAACTACGCCGGGTACGGTGAAAAGCAAAACGATAATTTTTTATGGTTATTACAAAATTTTGCTAGCACTAGTCAGCCTTTAAAAACTACAACAGGGCAAACTTGGTTTAATACAACTAGTTCTGCTTTAAAATTAAATGTGTTTGACGGCGGCGGTTGGAAATCGCTTGCTGTTAATCAAGTTGGACCAACATCTGCTGGCGGTCAAAACCCAGCTGGAACTCCTACACTTGGAGACATGTGGTATGACACAGCTAATAATCAATTAAAAGTATACAACGGATCTGCTTACATTCTAGTAGGTCCACAAAGTGTAACAGGGTTTGGTACTACAGAAATGTTTAGTACTACTATTTTAGATACAGATAACAATCCGCATCCTGTACAACAAGCTCTAGTAGACGGTAACATTTATTTCATTGTTAGTTCCGCCGAAAATTTTACACCTAAAGTTTCTATTCCAGGTTTTGCTACAGTATTCCAAGGAATAACTTTAAATTCAAATTATAAAGTACACGGAACAAGTACAAATGCAGATAATTTAGGAAATAATCCTCCTAGTTTTTATGCTCCAGTTTCTAATCCAGTATTCCTGACAAGTATTCAAACTCCAGATGCAGGAGTCAATGTTGGTTCAGCAACAACATTATTAAATGTTAGTTCAATACCAACATTAAGAGCCGCGTCAACAACAATACAATTTCAAACTAATGCAGGAGCAAATACTCCATTAACATTGGTTAACAACAACGTATTACCTAATACTAATCTAAGTACAAATTTAGGTAGTAGCAGTCTTAAGTTTAATAATGTATACGCTGGTTATGTATTTTCTACAGCACAAAAAGCAGATACGCTAAACGACGGTAACGGCAATTATCAAACAGCCAGTGTATCTGGAACTCCTAATACAGCAGTTATTAGAGACGGCAATGGTGCTATTACTAGTCCTCATTTCATTGGAAAGGCAGATGCGGCATCACAAGCAGACCATGCCGCATTAGCCGACCACGCTACACTCGCAGATGTCGCCACAGTAGCTAATCAAGTTGATTGGAATAACGTTTATCCAAATAAACCAAATAATTTTGTGTTTAATAACAATGCTACTTACAATATTAGTATTGTTGGAAATGTAACAGGTAATACAACAGGACAACATAGCGGACCGGTAACAGGTAATGTAACTGGTACGCTGACTGGCGATAGTTTTGGAACTCATTCAGGACAACAAGTCGGTGATGTTTTTGGTAACGTTGTTGGTAATGTACAAGGTAATATCATAGGAGCAACCCATACTGCTACAGATCACTTTATCGGTAACTTAACAGGTAATGTAACAGGTAATGTAACAGGTAATCTTCTTACAGCCCTTAATCATTTTGCTGGTAATTTACAAGGTAACGTAACTGGTAACGTAACTGGTAACGTAACTGGTAACGTAACTGGTAACATATCGGGTACTGTTCATACAGCTAGCGATCACTTTTCAGGTAACTTAATTGGTAATGTGACTGGTAATGTAACTGGTTCTGTTCTTACCGCACTTAATTACTTTGCTGGTAATTTACAAGGTAACGTTCTTGGAAATGTAACTGGTAATGTAACAGGTAATCTAACAGGTAATGCGACAGGAACAATCCATACTGCTAGCGACCATTTTGCTGGCAATTTGATTGGTAATGTAACAGGACATTTAACAGGTAACGTAACAGGTAATGCCGACACGGCTACTAATTCTGTTAACGCTACCTATTCAACTTATATTAATACTGATGCGTATAATATGAAGTTACATTGGAATGGCCAAGGTGGCCAACCAACATGGTTATGGGGTTCAAATGACGGAGCAAATTCTTATGTTTGGAACCCATTGAACTTTAGTGTAAACTATTCTACTACAACTGGTGCTTTACGTTATCAAGGTAATATATCAGCCGAGTCAAACGGACAAAGCGAACCAAGCGGAGAGTTAACATTACGTGGTGTTTACAATAATGGTTATCCAACAACTTACGGTAACTTAATTACATTAGGCGGCGGAGGCGGAGGTGAATTGTTAATTGGTTGGAGCGGTTCAACTGGTGCCCACGCCGACAACTATATTCGTAGTCGTCGCGATGTAGCTAATACTTGGAGTCCATGGGCTAAAATTTTAACTGATGCTAACTTTAGTTCATTATTAGCAACAGTGGCTACAACAGGTAACTATAACGACCTAAGCAACAAGCCTTATATTCCTAATCCTATAATTATTGCTCAAAATTTAAATAACAATTTACAAAATATTGTTGAAACTATCGTAGGAACCATTGATATGCATCAGTGGGGCGGGTCACCAGTTGGAAATGCCTATGCTCCTAGCAGTACTTACGGCGGTTGGACCACCAGTTATTATAATTTAGGTTACGGTTATCAGTCAAATGGATCAGTTACTATCACAATAGACTTAGGATCTATACTAGGACTAAGTTATGATCCTAACAGTTTATACTGGAAAGGGCACTACGACTTGAATATTCATTCTGCGCTTACTTCCATATATGATGGAAGAAATAATTATTATGGATTAGAAGCAGTAACTTGGGCCGTAAGTGTTCAACCATTGAGTTATGACAGAAATAATTACTACTACGGTTGGTTCTATGTAACAGCGGCTACAAGCGGTGACCATTATTATCACGGAACCAGTGTAGAAGCTAGCTGGATTGGAATAGGAAGCAGAACAAACAATGTCTACACACCGTAAATTTAGTATACCTTATACACCAGGAATACTTGGAGCTTTAGAAGACCTTGATGTTGATTCTATCTCCGATGTGTATTTTAGCGACAATAAATTTGGTAGTGCTAGAAGTTTGTTCGGCTCAAAAGAAATGTTTGATGAATTGTATGCCGTACGAAACAAATACGGTATAAAACTACATTATCTTATTAACCCTAGTTTGTATAGTAATGAATTTTATGGACAAGTGTTTGATTTAATAGAGCACGTTAAAAATATTGACGTGGATATGGTAACTCTTAATAATTCTTATTTGCTTAGATCTAATATTATTAAAGATTTTCAAAAACATAAGCCTGATATTGTATTAAAAAATAGTGTAAACAACTTAGTACGTACACTTAAAGATTTTATTTTTATGCATGAAGTGTTACATCTTACAAATATCATTGTAGATCGAAGTTTAAATAGAGACTTAGATACCTTACGCAAGATGAGTGCGTATGCCAAACAGCATGATATTAAAATTACCATGCTAGTTAATGAAGGATGTATAGTAGATTGTAAATGGAAACAATGGGACGATTTAATTATAAGTCAAGTTAAGATACACGACAAGAGAGAGTTGACTTCTAGTGTACACAATCAACTAGGATGTGTTAGCTATTTTAAAGAACGTCCTGCCGAATGGCTTAAAACAGCATTTACATTTCCTAATGATTTAGGAAAGTTTGACGGTTTAGTTGATGTTATTAAACTAGCCGGAAGAGGTTACCCTATCGAAAGATGGACCCGTGTAGTAGACGCTTATCAAAGATCTAGTGGTAATGTTAGATTCGGTGAAATATTAAGCACTACAGGTCACATGCCATTGGCATTAACACTGATCAATGATATTACTGAACTAGGATTCAATCAGCTAACTAATAATTGTAAAACAGTTTGCGGAATTGAATGCGATCATTGCGACAAAGTATACGATAAATTAATAAAGGTTACAGCATGACAGATACAACTATACCACCAGCACCACCAGGAGTTAAAATATCTACTGGATGGACAGAAGACAAACAATATAGTATTACATTTTCAATGACTACTAGATTAATCACAGGGCTTTACGGGGCACTAGCGTCTTTTGCTGATGTTAAGCATAGCGATACAGATCTAGAAAATCATTATCTAGGAACTATCACCCAGCAACAATACAATGATATTTCTCAAAGTATTTTAGCTCCAAGTCAAATGGCTTTTTGGACTCCAGAAAATACTCTTAAAATGAGAAAAGCTATTGTAAATTTTGGTCCTAATACTTATTTAGACAGTAAAAAGAAATCAATTGTAGGAGTAGACAATCTTATTACTCTTATTCCACAAATTGTAGATCAAAATGGAGTTCAGTGTACTGATATTACAGAAATAGGTGTAAAAAATCTACAAAAATTAGATTTTCCTATTAGTATCGATGGTGCTGATCCTAGCGTTTATAAGTCTACAACAACAAACGGCGGCACAGTAACCTTTCAATTAAACAAGATAGGTTACGCTTCTGTCAGATTTAAGGCCATGGTGCCAGAATTAAGCTCGGTTTGGCTTAGTATATACCCTGAATTGTATGGATATGATGCTGATCAGATGGCGGCTTTTAACACCTGGGTACAGGGTAACCAGTCAACACCAAATACAGTATAAATATAGAATAAGGAAAGAGCGACATGTCATATACAATTTACCACTATAACCCAAATTTACCAGCGATAACTACAGTTGCCGATGGTACAGTTGATACAACAACTGATCTTAAATTGATTGGTAAAAGTTATGCTGGCTATGGATTAGCACAAAATGAAAATTTTGTTTATTTGTTAGAAAATTTTGCTAATAGTATTGCTCCAGCAAATCCTTTAACTGGACAAATTTGGTTTGATAGTAGTGCTGGCAAAATAAAATTCTATGACGGAACAAAATTTCGCGTAGTAGGCGGAGCAGATGTAAGTGCCACAACACCTTCGGGATTAAGCGTTGGCGATTTTTGGTTCGATACAGTTAGTAATCAGTTATTTGCGTGGAATGGAACAGCACCTACATTAATTGGACCTCAAGCAGTTAACGGCGCACAAAATACACAAATGCAAAGTATCAGCCTTAAAGATAAAGCAGGCGGAACTCATGCTGTTATTGCAGCATATGATAACGGAAATGTCATTTTTACAATTAGTAGCGATTCTGCGTTTGAACAAGATTCAACAGCTAATGCTACATTGGGATTTAGTACTGGGTACGATTGGATTTACAAAGGTGTTACACTAGTTAATACTAATAATCCTTCACAGATTGGTGTTACAAACGGTACACTTGATACATCAAGCAACTTAAACGATACTAATTTATTTAGATTCTGGGGAACAGCTACTGATTCGGATCAATTAGGCGGTGTAAGCGCAAGCGGATATGTTCTAAGTACTAATGCTGTATTTGGAGATGTTGTTAATTTTAGCGATAGAGGCTATACTGTAGGTGCTAGTGTTAAATTACTAGTATTCAACGATGGCAATACTACTCCAACTTTTAGAAGCACAGTTAATAGTACTCCTATAGTATTTCAAACTACCAATTCAAGTAGTCAGCTTGTGGTACCTTTACAGTTATTAAACACTCAAGTATTACCAGGCGATGATTTAACTTGCGATTTAGGATCTAACACAGGCGGTGGCTTGCAAGGTACTAGCCCACAACGTTGGAGAAACGTATACGCTAGTTATGTTTATGCAACTGCTCAACAAGCAGATACTCTTACAATTCAAGCTTCAGTATCGGGTGCTAATCAAGCTAGTGTAGCTAATGCTGTTGGACAAACAAGTATTGTTGCCAGAGATGCTGGCGGCAATATCAATGTAACACAGATGAATGGTATTGCTACTAAGGCAAATCAATTATTATTAGGTAGTAATTTTGTATCAGCGGCAACTACAAATACAGCAAGTACCATAATGGCCAGAGATGCTAGCGGTAATACAACAGTTAATATTTTAACAGGTACAGCTACTCAAGCAAATACACTAGCGTTCAATGGTGGATTTGTAAACGCAACTAACGCAGGGACAGCAAGTACTATTGTAGCACGTGATAGCAGTGGTAATTTTAGTGCTAGTACAATTACAGCTAATTTAACAGGTAATGTGACTGGTATTTTAACAGGTAACGTTAAAGCTACTGACAATAGTGTATTGGTTGATGCTACTGCTAAAGCATTTACTGGAAGCCTAACAGGTAACGTAACTGGTATTGCTAGTAAAGCAACTACATTGATTGTTAACGGAACAACTTATGAATCAGCAACTACTGCGTCAACAAGTGGAACAGTTGTTGCTAGAGATGGAACAAGTAGCATTTATGCTAATATATTCTATGGAAATGCTACAACAGCCAACTATGCGGACTTAGCAGAAAAATATTTGGCAGATCAAGAATACGAAGTTGGAACAGTTGTTAGCGTAGGTGGCAATGCAGAAGTTACGGCTTGTAATTATGGCAATTTGGCAATTGGCGTAGTTAGTGCTAATCCTGCTTTTAAAATGAATGAAGGGTTAGAAGGCGGAACTTACATTGCTCTTAAAGGTCGTGTTCCAGTTAAAGTTGTAGGCGCGGTTCGAAAAGGACAACGCTTGATTGCCTCTTCAAATGGTACAGCCGTAGCCGCAGTTCCACACGCGAACGATGTATTTGCTGTAGCATTAGAATCTAGCGATGACATCAGTGTTAAACTAGTAGAATGTCTAGTTTTATAAATAAAATACTTTAAAAAAGAGGTTAAGAATGGCGTCAGTAGGTTCAAAAATACTAGCAAGTGACTATAATAGTGTTCAAACAACTATTGCTACAGTAATGGGCACATACTATGGCCAAACAGTTAACAGCGGACAAGTTACAGCTAGTTCTTCTCGTATCACTGCCGCCCAATGGCAAGCATTGTATACTGATATTTTAACTGCTTACAACCATCAAAATCCTGTTAACGGTTCGTTAACATATCCAAGTACTAGCAGTAAAGTTCAGGCCGCTGATTTTTTAGCTTATCAAACAATGGCAAATAATTGCCTAAGTAACTATACAAACTTTTTATCAGGATATTCGGCTTCAGCCGGCCTTAATTCAATTTCTATTCCAGGCGGATGGGGTGTGAATACTGCAGGACAAAGTACAGCAAGACATTTTGTTAATGTTACGTTTGCTAGTACTACAGTAGCTCAATATTTTTTCAACACTGGTGGACAGATTCGTTTTACAGCCAGTTTAGCTAGTAGCGGAAGTGCCAAAGATAACAGTTGGGCTAGTATGCTAAATCATATGGGCACTATTGCGTTTGGCGTCAATACTACTTCTACCTTGTCTGGCGCAACTACACCAGGTACCGGTAGTAGTATAGGATACAATCAACTTACAGGATCTTTCCAGTTGATTTATTCAAAAGGTACTGAAAATTCAACATATACTCCGAATCAATATGATATCTACGCTAGTATTAGCGGATCGACAATTAGTTTTAGAATAGAATTTGAAGATTTAAGTACAACATCAAATAATACAAACTATGGTCCGGGTTATGGCGTATTTGGTATCGACGAATCTGTAGTAGGTACAACAACTAGTACACAGACATTGTATTACGCATCAGGAGCAGGCCAAGTATCTGCGTCTTCTTATTTGCCAAGTACTACTAATAATACTTACGATTTTAGTAGTTCAAATCCTTAATACCAATATCTATTGACAAACTAATTACAGTAGCGTATTATAGTACACTACGGAGTTTGTTATGGATGAAAAAATTGAAAAGGCCTTTGCGGTGGCCAATTATATGTCGACGTTATCAAATCAACGTCGTATTATTTTAGAAGAATACAATCAAAAACTAGTCCATTATATCGACGGCGCTAGTTTTAAAATTACAACCGACTTGATCAATTTTACAAAAACTGTACTAGATCTAGGATACACCGAAGATGTAGCTTTTGTAGATTCTAACGATTTTCCAGTTATTATAAAAGATGTACAACAATTTTTTGATAACATCAGCGGATTATATTTTGAGGCAACAAACGAATATGCTGCCAAATATGCCGAGTTAAAAACAAAAAGAAAAATTTCAGATATTATAGAGTTATGACACAAGGAGCAATAATATTCGCTCAGAATAACTCTGCTGTAGACTATATCAAACTGGCAGTATTTGCCGCAAGTCGTATTAGACAATATTTAGATATTCCTGTAAGCATAGTTACAGATAGTCCTGATTGGTTAGCCGATGCTTACCCTAATCACGGTTTTGATCAAATTATAATTATAGGATATTCCGATACTACTCAGTATAAAAAATTTCATGACGGTACTATATCAAGTAAAACTGCCGAGTGGAAAAATTTAACTAGAGATCAAGTGTACGATTTAACTCCTTACGATAGAACACTAGTAATAGATAGCGATTATATTTTAAATTCTTCTGTGCTTAAACCAGCAATGGACAATCATTACGATTTTCAAATATACAGTAAAAGTATGGATCTTGCTAGTTGGCGTCCAACTGACGAATTTTATAGAATAAATCAATACAGTATTCCTTTTTACTGGGCAACTACATTTATATTTGAAAAAAATTCTGTAACGCAGGCATTTTTTGATCTTATAGTTTATATTAAATCTAACTGGTTGTATTTCAGAACATTGTATGGTATTGTAGATGCTAAATTTAGAAATGATTTTGCTTTTAGTATTGCCATTCATATTATGAACGGAAAGACCAACGGACAATTTGCTGTTGAGTTGCCAGGAAAAATGACCTATTCCAAGGACAAGGATATTCTAATAAACACAGATGGTAATAAAATGAAATTTCTTGTAGAAAAGAAAGACCATATTGGAGAATATACGTTAGTTAAAACAACAGGATTAGATGTTCATGTTATGAACAAGATAAGTTTAAGTCGGTACATAGATGGAGGTTCTGGTGTCTAAGGGATTTTTAATATTTGCCGAAAATACAAATAATGTAGATTATGTTACACAAGCCTGTGCCTTGGCTTTAAGTATAAAATACAGTCAAACAGAAATTAAAAATGTTTCTATTGTAACTAATTGTCTAGTACCTGAAAAATATCAACAGTTATTTGATAACATAATTCCTATCCCATGGTTTGAAGAAGTTGAAAATAGTCCATTAATGGTAGAACATAGATGGAAGTTATTTCATGCTAGTCCATATGATGAAACTATTGTATTGGATAGCGATATGCTGATAGTCGAGGATATAAGCACTTGGTGGGATTATTGTAAAGATTACGAAATTAAATTTTGCGATAGAATCAAGAATTATAAATTAGAAACAGTTGTTGATACAATACATAGAAAAGCATTTATAGCTAATAAACTTACAAGTCCTTATTTTGCTCTTCATTATTTTAAAAAATCTCAAGGTGCTTTAGAGTTTTATAAGACATTAGAGTTTGTTTGTAAAAACTGGGAATGGTGCTGGACTAAATTTGCTCCTGAAGAATATCAAAAATGGCCCAGTATGGATCTTGCAACAGCAATAACAATTGAATTATTGTTGTGTCATAATACTGTTTTAGATAAACATAGTCCTTTAGAATTTATACATATGAAAAGCCCTCTTCAAGGGTGGATTACATATCCAGAAAAATGGACAGATGCAGTATCGTGTATTTTAAATATTAAAGGCGATCTTATAGTAAACAACATTAATCAATCTAAAATATTTCATTATGTAGAAAAGGATTTTATAACTCCTAAACTACTAGAAAGATTAGAGGCACTAGCAAATGGCTAAACGTAAATTTAATCCAATTGAAAATATTAAACTTGAGCATTATGCTTATTTTGATCCATTAACTGATCGAGTATTTTTAGTTACTAATGAATTACACCCAACTCATAAGTACTATGCTAAAATTACTAAAGATCAACATGGCGAGTTAACATCTACTAAAGTTAATTTCAATGATTGTATTATTGATCGTGTAGTTAATTCTGACGGTACAATAGAACATAAATTAATAACCAAACAGATGTTTGACGAGTTTAGTTTTAAAAAGAACGACTTGATTTGGATTACAGAACCTATCAATGTTAATACAGAATTTACAGTTACATGGAATAATGAAAATAAACAATGGAAATTTTCTATTACTGATGCTGGACGTAGTGTACTATCTGGAGCTCGATATGATAATACACTGGTTGTTTTTGTGACATTATCTACAGATTTAGATTTTTTAATTAGAACTTTTTATCTTAGAATACATGATATACTTAAGGCAGGAGAAATCATTTATGATTTCGAAAGCTCGATTGAATCTCAAATTGATAATTTATCAGTATCTACTAAAAAGTTTTTTACTTACTACGGAATAAAACATGATTAAAATTTTAGAACAAGACATTATTTTCCTCAGTTATGATGAACCTAATGCTGAAAAAAACTACGCTGATTTATGTACTAAAGTGCCATGGGCTAAACGTGTACATGGAGTTAAAGGTAGTGATGCCGCACATAAAGCCTGCGCCGCATTAAGTGAAACGGAATACTTTGTTACAGTAGATGCTGACAATATTGTAGATCCAAAATTTCTTGAAGTAGAAATAGACTTAGACAAATTAGGGTTAACTCCTGAACATGTGTTTAGTTGGTGTGGGCGTGTTCATGTTAATGGACTTATGTATGGTAATGGTGGATTAAAATTATGGACACGTAATTTTGTAAATGAAATGCGTACACATGAAAATAGTGATCCAGAAGATACTAAGGGTCTAGTTGAATTTTGTTTTGACGACAAGTACTATCAATTTAATGAAAGTTATAGTGAAAGTTTTACCAACGCAACTCCCTTCCAAGCATGGCGAGCAGGATTCCGTGAAGGTGTAAAGATGTCACTTGACCAGGGTGCTAAGGTAGCAGATCTTAAAACTATCTGGTGGCAAAATTATCATAGATTATTAGTTTGGGCTAGCGTGGGTACAGATGTAGAAAATGGTATATGGAGTATAATGGGTGCCAGAGAAGGATGCTGGAAAACAAACTGTACTGATTGGGATTATAGTCAAGTGAGAGATTTTGATTGGTTAACAGAATACTGGAATACTACACATGAAGTAGCAGAGCCTGAAGAGATGACCAAATACATTAATTTTTTAGGAGCAGAATTAAGAGACAAATGTAAACTAGAAATAGCTAATTTAGATTCTGCCGGAAGTCGATTTTTTAAAACAGTTTATAGTAATAGTCCTCGTATAATAAGAAAACGCCATGTATGATATAATCTTTATAAGTTATAATGAGCCAGATGCCGACGATAACTTTGCCAGTTTAAAAGAACGCTTTCCTTTAGCAAAACGTGTACACGGAGTAGAAGGAATACACCAAGCTCATATTGCCGCCGCTCGTAAATCATTTACTAAAATGTTTTGGGTAGTAGATGCGGATGCTGTTATATTAAACGATTTTAATTTTGATTATGAAGTAAGCGAATGGGATTTAGATGTAGTACATGTTTGGCGTAGTTTAAATCCTGTTAATAATTTGAGTTATGGATACGGCGGAGTTAAATTATTACCAAAATCGCTTACATTAAAAATGGATACTAGTACTATAGATATGACTACAAATATCAGTACTAAATTTAAAGCAATGGATAGTATTAGTAACATTACAGCATTTAATACAGATCCATTTAGTACTTGGCGTAGTGCGTTTAGAGAATCTTGTAAACTGGCAGTAACTAATAACGAGGAATCTTTAATCAGATTAGACGCATGGTGTACACTAAATGAAAATGCTGAATACGGATTTTATGCCTATTTAGGTGCGTTATCTGGTAAACAATACGGAGAAAAAAATGCCTCCAATAAGGAGGCACTTGCTAAGATAAATGATTTTAATTGGCTAGAAGTTCGTTGGCTAGCGGAAAAATCTCAGATATCACTTTAGCACAAGCAATAGCAACTTCCTGGTGTTCTTTCTGAGTACCATTTGCACTACGTAGTTCTATAAAATGTACCCAACTACGTAACGTACCATTCATGTACAAACGACTTTCGATTAAACCTTCTGGTAGTACAGCACGAGCTTGTTCCTTAGCAATACCTTTTTCAATGGCCCACGTATAAGCGTCACGTGATTGTTTAATTACTAACTCTTGCATTCTTTCCCATTGATATGCTAAAAACCGA